TGTTTAGATAACCGTCGACTTTTTCGACAAGCTCTTCACGTGCTTCAACGACAGCTTCAGAGATTTCAGAAGTATATTGTTCTTCCAGCTCTTCTACTTTTTCAGCAATAAGGGTTGCAGTGACAAGTTCCATATCTGCAGCTTTTTCCATAATTTTGGAATTAACAGCAGCTTCGAAAATTGTAGAAGCTTTACCTTTAAAGTCGTCTGAAAGAGTTGCTTCGGATTCAACCAAAGCTTCCAGATCGTCATCAAAGTTATACTCTACCAATTCTTCATCGGACTCATCTAGATCCAAGTCAGTGCCAAATGCTTCTTGATACAATGTATTAATAACATCAGCAGGCAAAGCTGCCAACTTAGTCATATTTTCCATTTTGTTTCCGTATCCAGCATTCAGTTTTTGCATTGGTTCTTGACCGGAAGTATCACCGTTTTTGGCTTTACTTGTTCCGGCCGCGCCTTTTTTAGCTTGGGCTTTAGGATCAGTCTTTGTCATTCCATCAGTTTCGGAATGATCAGGGTCTGGTGCCTTACCTTTTGTAGTTGGTGCCTTAGCCTCGTCCACAACTTCCGTTGCTTCATCGAGGTCGACATCCTGTTCGTAATTTTGATCAGTCATGTTTTGACTCCTCTATTATTTAAGCAACGAGAGGAAATTCTTAAACTCACGAGTTTGTACTTCATACAATCTCGATCGTGGAGCTTTCTTAATTTCAGTCTCAATCTTTTCAATGTCTCGAGCTTCTATCACGCCATTGTTCCATATCCAGTCGACCCCCTCCATAATGCCATTAACGAAAGCGTCTGGGGCGGATGGATCTTGAACAATGTCAACCGTTGCTAACATAAAATCTTCTTTTACATAGTTGGTTCCATTACGATTCTCTAGACTTCCCATACCACGAGTTGATACACCTAGTTGAACGCCACCATCGAGTAAACCTTTAACGATCTGCCCCATTGGAGTGTCTAATATAAGTGCCTTACCCATCACGTTATTACCGGACCAATTTAGTTCGGTAATGCGATGGGATACTTTGTCTAAGTTTACAGTGGGACCATCTGGATGGTTTAATTCACCAACTGCTCTCTTAGGAATTACTTGTTCTTTGTTATACTTAGCGATTGCTTTTTCCATAATAGCTTTTGGATAAATTCTGCCATTACGGTTTTTGCTTTCAGCTTGTGCGAAAATACCTTCAATTACATGATTTTTTCCACCGTTTTCGGTAGCTTCTGTCATATAAGATATTTCTTGATCTTGGTATTCTGCAATTAATTTCATTTTTTTTACCTTATTTTAACCTACACGGTATTCAACACCGTCGTCTTCAGGTGCATTATGTGGTACATGCATGTCTGCTGCTGCATGTGCTTTTTTTGATGCATCATTTGCCTTTTCAGTTGGCCGCTTCATTCTTTTACCACCCATTTGATCGTGACCTTGCTGTGGATTTTTACCTAATTTTGCATAATGATCTGCAGCACTGTAATGAAAAGCTGCAGCTTCACGATGTGCATAATGAGCTTCACTTTCTGTAGGAAACTCCTCTGCATCCTTTTCATGTTGGTATCCACGGTCTTCATGGTGTATTTCTTGCCGCGCGGCAAAATTTTTCACATGCTTAATGTCTCTATGACTCAATTCGGCGTCGTGGGGGTGATTGTGAAGTGGATACTGTGCAGCCTCATTAACTTCATTCATAAAATTAGTAAATGTTTTCATTTTATCCTCCAAGATACCCAACGGGTACTAGTTTAACTGTTGTTGCTGCCGCGAATATTTTCTCGTCAGAATTTTTATTTAAGTAAATTACTTCTTTTGGTCCAATAGTAGCAGTTCCAATAGTAACACCTGCTGCTGTACAACGTGTTACCAAAAGACTAGCAGTATGGCTATTGAATACCCTTACACATTTTGCGCTGGAAAGATTGGTTGCAGCTCCATGCGTAGTAGCCGCATTTACTTCTGAACCCATGAGTGTAACCATTGTCATATTATTTTTCCTTTAACTTTCTTTAAGCGCGTTGTGCCCACGCTTAGTAAGATCTGATATTTTTTCAGCTGCTTCACCGTGATCAGCTTTGTGAAAAAAACTCTTTTTTTGACTTGCCAAGCTTCGACCTGGGTTTACATCACCTGATAGGCCTGTATGTTGTGCAGCAATCATATTGTGTTCACTACTTTTTTCTTTGTCACCTATAAATCCGTGCACATTCGCAAGACCTGTATGAAACTTGGATAATTCATTATGATGGGTACTAAGAGCATTCAGATGTTTCTTTTCTTTTTCACTATGCATGCCTTCACTATTTTTATACTTATTGTGAATTTTATTAATAGCGTCTGTATGTTCTTTATATACCGATACATGAGGACCTACAAGATGAAGACTACTTACATCTTTGTCTTCTCTTATATTTTGCAGCAAAGAAGCATATGTCGTAAGTCGTTTTTCATTATTATTACTAAACATTTGCTACCTCCCTTTGTACTGCTTAATGAATTCTTTAGCCATTGCCATAGCTTCTTTTTCATTTGTATATGTGTCTAATTCATCGCCGTCAATCATTGTTTTAAATTTATTATGTGCAAGTTTATGAATGACTACATTTTTACGGTCAATCTTTACTTTTTTAACTATATTAGAAGCTTCTTGTAAATTAGCTTTTAATTCTTTAAACTTAAGCATCTACCATTTCTTCCTGATCGCCACCAAATATATTACTAGAAACACTAATTCTTTCTTGCTCAATTGCATCACTTAATCTATCATTTAGCTGACTTGAAAATATATTAGAAGCAGACGACAAATCTCCATCACCAATTGCATTAACCATATCCATTAAAGGATTAGCTTCAACTTCTGGTTCATCGAGATCCATATCTTCTTCTGCTGTAGTTTCAATTTCATAATCATTTTCAAATTCATCTTCCATTGTATTCTCCGCTTATTTAGTTATATTTATACATTTAAATCTTTTAAATAATATTTTTATTGTTGTGGTGGCTCTTCAGTAGCTTGTTGTTGGCTTATTTGTTGTTGAATTGCAGCTTGTTGATCTGCTTGCTGTTGTTGTGCACTCATATGATTTTGTATAGCTTCATCTTCTCGTTCTTTGTTTTTATCTTCTAACTCATCAACTTTATCTTCTAATTCTTTTATATCTTCTTCAGATAACTTTAAAACATTTTTCATAACCCAGTCTTTTGTAAAATACTCTCCTACATATTGACTAACCATATCTAATGTTTGTACTCTTTCTTTTAAAATTTCTGATTCTTTTAATTCTACAAAATGATTATCTCTATTATAGTTAACTCGAATATCTTTTTCCCATTTTGCCCAATCTGCTTCAGTTATAACTTTCTTAAGTACAAGTTGTTTTTTAAGAATTCGTAAAAACAAATGAGAAAATCTATTACGAAGTCTATCAATAAACTTCTGAAACTTAACTTCATCTCTACTAATTTCAGTTGATCTTCCAATACTAAAACCATTATTTTCTTGATCTAATCTTTGTAATGGAACATTTAAAGCCTTATACAAACGTTTTTGAAAGTAAATGATGTCATCAATCTGTCCTAGGTTGTCACCACCTGGAAGGCTTGAAATCTCAGTACTTCTATTACCTTCTCGGCGAGGTAACCAGAAATCTTCAAGCATTGACATATGTTTACGATCATCTCGCAAGTCACCAGTATTAGCATCATATACTAGTTTATTACGATATTTAGCCATAATATTTTTCATATATTCTTCGGCTTTACCTTTTGGAAGATTACCAACATCGATGTAAAAAATTCTTCTTTCCGGAGCTCGAGCTAGTCTATAAATGACAAGCGAGTCTTCCATCATTCTTAATTGATTAACAGGCTTAATAGCCTTCTGTAAATGCGAAAGAACTTTTTTTCTTTTTTCATCTAATAAACCTGATGTGACATAACTAATAGAATCTTCAGTAAATTTGACAGCCTGCCTATTTTGTGATGTATTAATAGATCCAGCTCCACCTTTTCCAGGTGTTTCTTGATAAATGTAATACTCTTTTACGTTTTCAATAATATCAGCATTTGTTAATGGATCTTTTTTCTTTTTAACTTCTTTTACTTTACGCATTTTTGGAGAATCAATAAATCGAATATCTTGAATACCCATTTTTTCATTATTTGGATCTACAACTAAATGATGATAAATTTTGCCATCAATATACCATCTGCGAAA